GGCAATAATAATTCTCAAGGTCTACCAGACGGTAGACTAACCATAGTGAATAAAACCAGTGCGGTTGTTAAAGACGGCATTGGCACTTATGTCTCAGATTTGGAATTAAGTGCGGATTTCCAAATGGCAGGTAAGAAGAAAACCTGCAAAATGGTCCCAGAGTATACTAACTACTCGGGGTATAACAAACAGTTCATAGATGAAGACGGAAATTTTAACGGTGCAGCTGCTTTTAGCGAGTTTGCCAGGACGTCTTCGGCGAAGAGGCTAGTCAAGGAGGACACTATGATGAACGTTAGCAAGCAAGTGCAAGGTGATAGTCATGAGAGTTTTTTGTATAATATGCTTGTATCGTGGTTGAAAGCGAAGATATACAAAGACAGTGGGGCTAGAAACAACGTATTGAGGATTTTAATGGCCCCTTACAGGGATGCACACGTGGTGGTAGACTTAGGAACTGGACTGGAAGATCATACTGAGGAAGTCCTTTTAGGATTTCCCGTAGATGACGAATCTGTGGAAGCTGGTGTATGGGCAGCACGCACCAAAGAAAATTATTGGGAAAAACCTTACGTAATGACTTATAATGCAGCCCAACGCGTTCAAGAGGCATATTACTTAGTGCATGTTTTAGGAAGGAACCAAACGTCCAGACTAAACTTTGACGTGTACATACCAGGCCTAGATACTAATCAACTGCTTTTGGAACCTGTGAATGGAACTGGTGTTATTACTGGGGATTTCAATGGTATACCGTGGACTGAACCTCAAACGCAGTGGGCATGGATAATTGATTATGTGCGACTGAATAGAGTAGAACAACACTTTGCGGCAGCTCTAGAAGCACTTGGGGCTATGGCACTCCATCCTTGTTGGTCCAGTATGGAAGCTTGTGCCTGGCAAGAGGCTGAATTACGGTTAGTCCTAGCCAACTTTTCTCCAACGAGGGCAAGAATAAAAGGCGTACTTGAGGGTGTGGCATATGAGCCAGAGACAAACGGACCTGCTTTCCCGATGAGCGAGGCTGGGATACCTGAGAACTTTATAGCCGCATCAGGAGTCTTGAATTATTATATGTGGTATGGGCTGTATAGTCTATATCATAACGAGGCCAGAAGTAGAGATGACTGGAGAACTGTATTTGGGTCACTGTATGAGGAACTTGGTATTACGGCAACGGCTCATATGCGACCTGCGGCAGTATCACTTGTAACTGGAAAGGAATTTCCGACGGCAATGACAGAAGGGTGTGGTGTTTCGATTGACACTTCATATCTCTACAGGATGGACAGAATAACCCAGATAAGGGATTTAGATGGCACGATAGGGGCAGAAGTCAAAATAGACGCCATATATGCTCCTGTCAGCGGCAGCATCATACTGGGGGCAGTTGCATGTTCTCTGGAGACGACAGCACACTTGCAGGCAGTCCAAGTATTTAAAGGTTTGGGAAGATCAAACCCTAGGTATGACTTTGAGCAAAAAGTGATCGTAGCAAATATCTACAGGCTTTTCGGGCACGAGGTTACTTTCCGCGACTCGTTAAACGGAAGTGAAAAGAAGTCTTGGGCGCCAGTGAGGGAATGCATAGTAGAACCAGCTAGTATAGAGTTCGAAACCAACCTAGTGCACACCTGGGAACCGCACGAATCAAGTAGGCGCGAGGGCAGGTCACACGTGCTACCACAATTACGCACAGTACTCGACGGGCAGATCCTAAATATAAGTATTAGCAAGCCAAATGTAAGTCTCATGAAGTGGCAATCGAGGGTGGTAAAGATCCGGCCTGTCGTGCGTCTTACTAGAGTTAAGAAACCGGTTGAGTTTAAAATAAATACGAGCTTGACCCCAAGGCCCGCAATATTTGCTGCGCGGAGAGTACACAATGCACCCGGCCAGCATTTTCGCATGGACGCAGCGGAGCTACCCCCCCGATTGCCGGAAGGCCCAGTGGTTCAAGCACAGCCGCCGGTAGACCCGGGTGGCGGCGGGGTGGCTGCGGCGTTAGTTTTACCG